AATGAGAATTGAATACAACTTGATGCCACAAGGCCAAGTCCTGCAAGATTTCAATGATTGCCGCGCAAGAAACTCCTTTATCATGGGGCCGTTAGGTTCTGGTAAGACAGTCCAGTGTATTCTTAAACTGTTTGACCTCATGTGTGAACAAGAGCCTGTTAAAGATAAGAAGCATAAGAACTATGGTGTACGCTTATCTAGGGTTATTGCCGCACGTAACACCTATTCTGAACTGTTCTCTACTACGATTAAAGACTGGTTAGAGATACACGGTGAGTTAGGTGACTTCAAACAAGGCAACAAGGAGCCTCCTACACACTTCATACGGTTTAAACTAGAAGATGGTACGTCTGTCCATTGTGATGTTGTCTTTATTGCATTTGACCGTCCTGAACACGTTAAGAAAGCTAGGGGTATACAGACTACATGGGTGTGGTTAAACGAGACTAAGGAACACGCTAAGGCTGTTTTAGATATGTTAGACCTAAGACATGGTAGATATCCCTCTAACAAGGAAGGTGCGCGTCCTACACATCATGGAATCATAGGAGATAGTAACGCCCCTGATGAAGACCATTGGTATTTTAAACTAGCAGAGATAGAACGACCTGATGACTGGGCATTCTACAGACAACAAGGAGGGGTATTGAAAGATGGTGAAAGCTGGATTATTAATAAAAACGCTGAGAACCTTACTAACCTTCCTGATGGCTATTATAAAAGAGGACTTCAAGGGAAGACAGATGATTGGATCAAGGTTAATCTAGCGAATGAATACGGCTTTGTATCTAACGGTAAACCTGTACATCCTATGTATACTGATTCAGTCCACTGTCAACATATGGAATTTAAGCCTGATAAGTCTTTGCCTATTATCCTTGGCTTTGACTTTGGTCGTACTCCAGCGTGTGCTTTTATCCAAAGAACCTCTGTAGGTCGTTGGGTCTGCTTTGATGAGGTCGTGTTAACTGACTCTGGCGCTGTTGACTTTGCCCCTAGTCTTAAAAGATACATCGAAGAAGTCTATCCTAACCACACGTTTAAAGGATGGGGCGATCCCTCTGGTAACAATAAGAACCAGTCTAACTCTGAAACACCTTTCCAAATCATGCGAGCCGCAGGTATTCCCTGTCAACCTACTGCGTCTAATGATCCTATGAAGCGTAGAGCCGCCCTAGAAGTCCCTATGAAAGAAATGTGCATGGATGGCAAGCCTAGATTCCTTGTCTTACCTAAAGCCTCTATGATCCGTAAGGGTCTACAAGGTGGTTTCTGCTACCGTAGAGTACAGACTACAGGGGAAAGGTACACTGATGAGCCTGATAAGAACGAATATTCCCACCCTGTTGAAGCTTTGGAGTACGCATTACAAGGTGAGGGCGAGGGTCGTGCCGCATTAAGACGTACTGATACCTTTTCTAAGACTCATACAGCAAAGATACAAGTAAATGTCTTCTAAGGTTTATATCGTTTTTGAGGATGATCGCGTTAATTGGTGGTCAAAATTCTTAAAAAAAGGCATTCGGCACTGCTTTTTGATCAAACCTGTACCAAATTCTTACATTATTTACGGAAAATCAGCCAAAAGTTTCGATTTATTTACTGTTTCCGACCAAAAGAGTATAATCGAAGGTAACTATATAATGGAAAGTTACGTACCGAAAGAATGTAAAAGATCGTTATTTATGTTGAATACTTGTGTCGGGCATACTAAACAGATATTAGGTATCAACAATCCTTTCATTCTAACCCCTTATCAACTGCTAAAATACTTGAGGAAACAATAATGGGATTTATGAAAAGACCTAAAGCACCAGAGCCTACTGCACAAGAACTCGCTGTAGTAGAAAGACAAAGCAGACAGCTTGATGAAGAAATGGAAGAGTCCGAAAAAAGACTCAAGGCTTTGGCTCGTGGAAAGCTAGGGTCTAAATCTTTGTTAGCTCAAGGCGCATCAAAAAGTACCTCTGGCGCAAAAGGAGCAAAAGGAGGAGGAGGAATCCGCGCAGGGGCAGGCTATTCTGGTGGCCTTACTGGTGGAACATTTAGACAAGATGGCGCTCGTCCTCAAATTGCAAGGAAATAAAACATGAAACTCCCAAAAGAGCTAGGGTCTTTACACGACTTAAAAACAAGAGAGTTGCAAGCGTTTGATAAAATGGCGCAATGGCATAACTTGCTTGATGACTGCTATGAGTATTTTCTACCTAACAGAAACTTATTTGATTCTGCTGTTGCTGGCTCTAAGAAGATGGATCGTATCTTTGACTCTACTGCAATCGAAGCTATCCAACAGGGGGCAAGTAAGCTACAAGAAAACATTGCTCCTATCTGGGGTAACTGGGCAACCTTTGCTCCTTCTCTCAGTGTTATAAAGGCATTAGAATCAGGTGAGTTTGATGTATCTGAAGAACAAGTTAGACAAAACCTAGAAGATCAGGCTGATATTGTCTTTGATTACATTAATCGTTCTAACTTTGCTACACAGTTCTTTGAACACGCTCTTGATCTCTTAGTAGGTACAGGTACTCTACGGATTGATGAGACTGACAACAATGATATGCCATTAGTGTTTAACGCTATTCCACAAAAAGGTATTGCGTTTGAGGAAGGCCCATACGGTTCTATCGAAACACACTGGCGTAGATTCAATGTTAAAGCAAGAAATCTAAAAAGACAGTGGAGAGGGTTTAAGCCTTCTGAGAATGTCTCTTCTTTAATCGAAAATCAACCAGATGCAGAAGTAGAAATTAGTGAAGGCGTTGTATTTATGCCTAAAGCTAAAAAGTATTACGGTTGCGTATGGGTTAAAGGCGAAGATCGCATTAGTTGGATGGAAGACTTTGGGGAATCTAGCCCTTGGGTAACTGGTCGTTACTCTAAAGTATCAGGAGAGATACGTGGTCGTGGCCCTGCTGTACAGGCTTTACCTGATGTACGCTCCCTAAACAAAGTAAAAGAGTTTGTCCTACAGAAAGCCGCTATCGACCTATCAGGTATGTACACCGCTACTGATGATGGTGTGACTAACCCCTACAATATAGTTATAAGTCCAGGGGTTGTTATTCCAGTTGGTTCTAATAACTCATCTAATCCGTCTATCCAGAGATTAGACACAGGGGCTAACCTTGCATTGGCGCAATTTGAAATGCAGGACTTACAAGTCTCTATTAAACGAGCTTTGTTTAACGATCTGCGTGATCCTACTGGTGCTGTGCGTTCTGCGACAGAAGTAGCTATTGAGTCAAGAGAACTAGCTAAGAGAATCGGTAGTGCGTTTGGTCGATTACAGACAGAAGTGCTTGTCCCTATCTTAAAACGTGTTGTCCACATCCTAACTCGTCGAGGTATCTTACAGCCATTACAGTTAGATGGTCGTGATATCGAAATCAAGTTCCTATCGCCTCTAGCTAGAGCGCAGGATGCTGAAGATATTATCAATGTCCAACAAGCTGTACAGTTCGTCCTACAGAATGCTGGCCCAGATCAGGCTAAGATTGGCTTTAAGCAGGAAGACTTTGGAACATGGGTAGCCTCTAAGACAGGAATGCCTGCTGAGTTAGTAAGAACACCTACTGAGAAAGCACAGGTTATTCAGGCTGGCGCAGAAGCGGCTCAAGCTGGAATGAAGACATCACAACCACCGATGCCTGTTCAATGAGTTGGTCAAATATTGATCAACTTGCTGATCCAGAAGTTGCTAAAAAACAAGCAGAACTACGCAAGCGAAATGCTAATGATATTGCCAAGGCGTATCATAGGGTCTTTACAACTGACGATGGAGCGCGTATCTTAGCAGACCTGACCAGAAGGTTTGTCTATGATAATGATACTTCTTTTGGCTCAGAAAATATTAATTACGAATCTGCTTACCATAACGGTGAAGCTGGTGTAGTTAAGTTTTTAATCAATCAAATGAAGCAAGCCGAAATCAAATAAGGATTACATTATGTCAGAAGAACAAGCCGCTGAACAAAGCGATACCTTGTTAGATAGTGCCGAACCTACTCTCGCAGAAGGTGAATATTATTTAACTGACGGTATCAAAGGAACTGGTGAAGTACCTGAATGGTTAGATACAAAGTATAAATCTGTAGCAGATCAAGCTAAAGGTTATTCTGAACTGTCTAAGAAGTTTGGAGGATTTAAGGGTGCGCCTAAAGATGGTTACACACCCCCAGAAGGAATTGAGAGTGATGATGCCTTGTATCAAGAGTTAGAGGCATTTGCTACTAAGACTAACATGAGTGCTGATGCATTTGGAGAAGCATGGGAATTGTTATCTGCCCAAGACTATGCCGCACAAGCTGTAGATCAAGAAGAAGAGTTGTCTAAGCTAGGCGATAACGCTCAGGAAAGAATTAAGACTGTTGAAGGGTTTATGAAAAACAACCTTGATGCAGATACTTACGAGCAAGCTAGAGGTCTAGTGACTACTGCTGATACCATTGCATTGGTAGAGATGTTAGTACAAGCAACTGCTCCTGCTAAACTCCCAATGGAGGGAGGGCATAACCCAGAAGGTCTGTCTTGGGAAGCTATTGAAACAGAAATGTTTAAGAAAGATGAGCAAGGAAACCTCCTCAGAAGTACCAATATCGACCATGAGCGCAAGATTCAGAGAATGATGGAAGCGTGGGGCGGTTCTCAATAATTGATTAATACAGGGTAAAAGGTGTATAATCAAGACACTGGATACCCTTT